GTCTGCAAACCTACGACCTGTCCGCGCCGTCTCAAAAACTCTATCCGGTATTGACCCCGTTGCGTAACCGTATCCCCCGCGTGGGCGGCGGTCGCACCATCGGTTCAAACTGGAAAGCCATCACGAATATCAACGTCGGCAATCAACGCGCGGGTATCAGTGAGGGTAAGCGTGGTGGCGTTATCAGCCATGAAATCGTCGAGCGTAACGCGCAATTCCGCGGCATCGGCTTGGAAAACGAAGAAACCTTTGAGGCGCATTACGCTGCGCGCGGCTTCGAGGACGTTAAAGCGTTGATGGTTGCCCAAACCCTGCAAGCGACTATGATTGCCGAAGAAATGATTTTGCTGGGCGGTAACACCAGCCTGAAAGCAGGCGTTACCCCTACCCCGACCGCCGTCGCATCTACCGACCCGCTGGGTAGAATCAGCACTTCTACCCTGTCCGTAATCTGTGTGGCTTTGGGCTTGCAGGCATATTGGGACGTCGCAGGCGCAAATAACGGCGCAATCGGTCAAAGCTTGCTCATCCAAACTGCTCAAGTAAAGGCCAAAATCACACGCCAAAACGCGGACGGCACATCTGACACATTCGGCGGCGGTTCTGCCCAAAAATCTGCGGCGGCTTCCGTTTCGGGTGTTGGCACAGGCAAAAAAGTAACCGCCATGATTCCAGCCGTTCGCGGCGCGGTTGCCTACGCTTGGTACTGGGGTGCGGCTGGCTCTGAAAAACTGGGCGCGATTACCACTTCTGCCAAAGTGGAAATTTTGGCAGACGCTGAGGGTACTCAAACCGCTGCTTCCCTGCCGTCTGAAGACAATTCGACTTCAGTGCTGGAGTTTGACGGCTTGCTGACCCAAATCGCCCTGCCTGATTCAGGCGCGTTCTGGTCGGACAACAAAGGCAACGGTTTGACTTCAGACGGCGCGGGCGGCGTGTATGAATTTGAAGAAGCGTTCGCGCATTTCTTCACGAAATACCGCCTGTCCCCCGATACCATCTACGTCAACGCCCGCGATTTGGCTGCGTTGACCAAGCTGATTATCGGCAACGGTGGTGCGCCGCTGATTAAGCTGAAAGTGGACATCGACAACGCCGCGAACATTCGCGCGGGCGTGGTGGTTGGTTCGTACTTGAACAAAATCACAGGCGACGAACTGAACATCGTGGTACACCCGAACTTGCCTGCCGGTACCTACCTGTTCTACTCGTCCCGTTTGCCTGGCTATGTTCAAGGCGTGGGTAACTTGTTGCAAGTGCGTACGCGCCAAGAGTATTACCAAATCGAATGGCCGCTGCGTTCCCGTAAGTATGAATACGGTGTCTATGTGGACGAGTTGCTGCAAGGTATGTTCATGCCTGCCTTTGGTATGATTACCAACGCCGCCTAACCCTAACAAGGTCGTCTGAATTTTCAGGCGGCCTTTTCTTTTGGAGAATCGAAATGACAGAAATGGTTAAATTACAAGCCCCCGAAGGCTTTACCGATATTTCCTTTGGCAGCCAAAGCTATACGGTAGGTGAAGACCGTATCGTGGAAGTGCCGTCAGAAGCAGCGCAGTTCTTGTATCAGTTCGGCTTTGGTAACGTGGTTGAAGAGACCGCCGAAACTGAAGAGCCTGAAAAAGGTAAGCGCGGCCGCAAAGCCAAAACCGAGCAAGCTGTCGAAGTGGTAGAGCCGGTTGAAGCCGAACAATCCGAAACTGAACAGCCTGCCGAAGCTGAAAAGGCTGAATAACGATGACCGCCCTTGTCTCACTTGATTTGCTCAAGCAACGGCTGGGCGTTACCCATGACAAGCAGGATACGTATTTTCAGACCTTGCTTGATGGCGTGTCGGTGGCGGTTGAGGCTTTTATCGGGCGCAAACTTGAAGCGGCGGATTATGTCGAGCGATACAACGGCAACGGCAAGAATCGCCTTGTGCTGGAGCAATGGCCTGTTATTTCCGTGTCGTCCGTAAAAATCAACGGACGCGCGGTAGATGACTGGGACTTTGATAACTGGCTGTTGATTCGCCATGCCTGTTTTGCGCAGGGAATCCGAAACGTTGAGGTTTCGTACCGTGCTGGCTACGAGACTATGCCTGTCGATATTCAGGAGGCTGTTTTGATTATCGCAACGCAACGCTTGAACGAAATCGAGAACAAGGGCGTGCAGAGTAAAAGCCTTGCAGGGGAGACTATATCCTTTTCGAGCTTTAGCCAGTCGGGCGGTATCCCGCCGTCTGCTTACGCCATTTTGATGGAATACAAGCGAAAGGCCGTCTGAAATGCTGAACGTTGAGTTTATCGGAGGCGACGCAATTGCGGCTGTCTTGAAAGCTTATTCTGACGGCGTGCAGTCGGCGGTTGAAAAGTCTATCGGTCGGTCGGTTTTGAAGTTGCAACGTGAAGTCATGCAGAACCGCCTGTCTGGGCAGGTGTTGAATGTACGGACTGGCAATCTTCGCCGCTCAATACATCATCAAGTAACCAGTTCAGGCGGTTTGGTGGTTGGCGAGGTCAACACGAATGTCCGATACGGCGTGGCGCATGAATATGGCTTTGCCGGAACAGTCAACGTTAAAGCTTCAATGCGACAGATACGTCAGGCTTTCGGCAGACCGTTGAAATCGCCGCGTTATGTGCAAATCCGCGCCCACTCTCGCAATGTGAGACTGCCTGAACGGTCGTTTTTACGGTCGGCTTTGCGCGATATGAAGCCGGAGATTGAGGCGGATTTGCAAAAATCTATTGAAAGGGCATTGCGATGAATCGTGAAGCGATTTATTCCGCGCTGTGGGCAAAGCTTGAGGCTTTAGACGGTTTTACGACTAAGAGCCGCAAGCTGTTGCACTGGAATGACGTAAAGGGCTACGACCAACCAGCGTTATTTATGGCTCAAGGCGATATGCAGGCGGTAACGACAACAGGGCAGGAGACGAAATGGCTGTTGCGCGTTGATGTGTATTTGTATGTTCAGACGGCAGGCGAGCCGCCGGCGCCTATTATGAATCCGCTGATTGACGCGGTGTGCAATGTCGTGAACGCTGTACACCCAATTACTGGTAGGACGGCTTTATTGGTCGATGGCGCGGATGTTGAGTATTGCCGCGTTGAAGGTACGGTAGAAACAGACGAGGGAACGCTTGGTAATCAGGCCGTCTGTATTATCCCGATTATGATTTGCGCCGCTTAGTCGGCAATTAGAAAGGAAATGTCATGCAGTTGACGTTTGGTAGTGGCGAGGTTTTCGCCGAAATGATTACGGATGCCTACGGCAACCGTGTGCAAAACGCAACGCCCGTGCGAATCATGGGCTTGCAAGAAATGTCTGTTGACTTGTCGGCAGAGTTGAAAGAGTTTTACGGTCAAAACCGCTTTGCGCTGGCTGTTGCTCAAGGTAAGGTCAAAGTTTCGGGCAAATTTAAAGGCGCGTTAATCAACGGCCTGACGCTGAACACCCTGTTCTTCGGCGCTGAGTTTGCGACCGGAACGATGAAAGCCCTGTTTGCCGATATCACTGGCAAATCCGTGCCTGCTTCAGGTGCTTACACTGTTCAGGTGACTGCTCCAAATGGTGGCCGATTTGTTGAGGATGCCGGTGTGATGGGCGAGGACGGCACGGCTTATATCAAAGTAGCCAGCAACCCAGTGGCAGGTCAATACACGGTATCAAATACCGGCCTTTACACATTCCACGAAAGCGCGAAAGGTAAAACGGTATTTCCAAGCTTTACCTATACGCAAACCATGCCGTCAGCCAAGAAAATTGAGCTGTCTAATATGGCGATGGGTAACACGCCGACCTTTAAACTGAAATACCTGACGCAGTTTAAAGGCAAAAAAGCCTTGTTGGAACTGGAAAGTGTAACAAGCGGTAAATTGGGCTTGTTCTCGACCAAAAACGATGACTTCTCCGTGCCTGAAATTGACTTTACTGCCTCAACCGACGAAGCAGGCTTTAAAGTCGGTACGTTGTGGATTCAAGAGTAATAATGCAGGCCGTCTGAAATGACGGCCTTTTTTCATTTACCCCAAAAAGGAAAGCAAAATGACCGTACGAATTAAAGGCGTGACCGTTGAACTGAATGGCACTGAATATGTTATTCCTCCAATCGCTTTGGGCGCATTGGAACAGTTGCAAAGCGACATTGGTGCATTTGACGGCAATGTGCAAGACGCAAAACAGATTTCTACTGTTATCGATTGCGCCTATGCCGCCATGCGCCGCAATTACCCCGATATGACGCGCGGAGAAGTGGCTGATTTGATTGATATTGGCAACATGAACGAAGTATTCGCCGCTGTGATGGATGTTTCAGGCTTGAAACGCAAGGAACAGGAAGCCGCGCAAGCGGGGGAAGCTCAGGCGGCGGTTTAAGTTTCGGCGCGATGATTGCCCACGTCTGCGCCTCAACAGGGTGGACGTGGGACTACGTTGCCGACAACTTGGATTTGCCGCGAATCGGGCATTTAAATGACTATTGGCGTGAACATCCGCCCGTGCATATCTTGGTGGCCTCATACATGGGCATTAAGCCGTCTTCTAGCCCTGTACAGAGCGAAACAGACGAGGCAGAGGCCATCGGTATGCTTGGAGGCTGCGAGCTGTCAGAGGATGAATTTAACGCATTACTGAAAGCGAAGGGGATTATTTGATATGAGTAACGCAGTTTTCCCAACGTTCCCCGGCTTGAAGTGGGGGCGCAAAAGAACGGCTGTTTGGAGTACCAATATTCAAAAGTCAGCTTCAGGGCGTGAGATTCGCAGCGCGTACTACACTTATCCGCAATGGAAGTTTTCGCTTTCGTTTGAAGTGTTGAGAACAAAAGCCTCAATCAACGAACTTGAGAAGCTGGCAGGCTTTTTCAATGAACGCCGTGGCAGTTTTGACAGCTTTTTGTACGAAGACCCGACGGATAACAAGGTTACAGACCAGCTTATCGGGAATGTCGTTCAGGGCGTAACGAGATACCAGCTTGTGCGCAATTACGGCGGTTTTACCGAGCCTGTTTTAGCGGTCAAAGGCGTGCCGACGGTTAAAGTTGGCGGCGTTGCTTTAACGCATGGTCGTGATTTCGCGATAGACAACAACGGTGTATTGGTTTTGAACACGCCGCAAACGCCCGGCAGACCCATTACATGGACAGGCAGTTTTTATTTCCGCGTCCGCTTCACGTCTGACACAGTGGATTTTGAAAACTTCATCGGCCATTTGTGGAACGCGAAGAAAATCGAGTTTACGAGTTTGAAATTATGAAAAGTGCAAGCGCTGAATTAATGAATCTGCTTCATAACGAAGACAGGTTTTTGATGGCTGATTTGTTCACAATCACTTTGGCAAATGGGCAGGTATTACGTCATACGAATTTCGACAAGCCTGTTACATGGCAGGGTAATCAATACGAGGCTTACAAGCTGATTATCAAACGCGGCGCGACAAGAACGGCGGTAGGGCTTGATGTTGATTCAAACACGTTGCAAATCGCCGCCGAGCCAAGTTATCGGCTTGAGGGATTGCAGTGGGCAGAGGCCGCGCTTGGCGGTGCTTTAGACGGCGCAAGGGTGGTTATTGAGCGTGTCTTTTTCCGCGATTTCCTTACGCCAAATCCTGTTCCTGTTGGCACGGTCATCATCTTTTCCGGCCGTGTGTCGGAT